TTGTATTAAAACTGTAATTTGTTTTATCTTTATTCCAAAATTTTTTAATTCCGTATCCGAGTCCAGCCAATCCGGCTACTCCATACGCTGAAAGTTCAAATATTTTAGAAAAATCCATTGATAAACTCCATGTCTTAATATTTATATTTGACAGAGCGGCAATATGTGATAAAATGAAAATCTATGATGACAAGAGAACAATTATTTAAACTACATGAAGAAATTTGCAAGGAAGCCATCGAACTTATGCGTAAAAAGAATAATGACTACGCATCTGGCGCCGATCCTTTCATGAATTTTCGAAGAGCGGAATATTTAGGTTTTGCAACTGCAGAACTTGGTGTTCTTATTCGCATGACCGACAAGATGTCAAGAATCTCCACTTATTTGAATAAGGGAGAACTTTCATTGCAAAATGAAAGCGTTTATGATGCAATTGTTGACCTAATTAATTACAGTGTTATACTTGCAGGGCTTCTCAAAGATAGAGAACCCAAGAAAGACTAATGAAATTTTATACTGCCTGTGCTTTGAAGGGGAACAAGGTTCTTGTTCGTGGTTATAATAATGGTGTTCGGTTTACCGACACCATTGCTTATAAGCCATCCCTATACATCAAATCTGATAGTCAATCTAAGTACAGGACTCTTAACAATGTCAACGTCAAACGTATGAAGTTTGACACGTTGTATGATTGCCGTCAATTCCTAGACCAATACAGAGACCTAGATGATTGCCCGATTTATGGAAACACTGATTTCGTCACTCAATATCTCATGGAGACTTATCCGACTGAGGTGGAATACGATCTTTCCAAGATCAAAGTAGCCTACCTAGACTTGGAGTGTGAGACCGAGGGAGGTTTTCCAGATCTAGACAACCCCAATGAACGAATCAACCTTGTAACTATTCGTATCTGTGGTGTCAACTATGTTCTTACTATGAAGCCACTCACCTTGCCAGACTGCAAGGTGGTTATGGTTACATCAGAGAAGGAACTGATCAAGAAGATCTTCGACATCCTTGCAAAGGAAGACATAGATATTCTTACTGGATGGAACATCAAACTCTTCGATATGCCCTATATAATAGGTAGGGCAAAGCTTTTCTTTGAGGAAAAAGAGATTCAGAGTTGGATGCCGTTTGGTTTGATGAAGATGCGTGAGACTAATATCGGTGGCAAGGATTATAAACTCTTTGAGTTTCCCGGCTACACGATCCTAGACTACATGGATCTTTATAAGAAATTCAGGCTTGTTCCCAGAGAAAGTTACGCTCTTAACTTTATTGCAAAGGCGGAACTAAATGCTCAAAAACTGGATTACAGCGAGTATGGATCTTTGCGGGAGTTCTATACGAAAGATTTTCAAAAGTTTGCGGAGTATAACGTACAAGATGTCGTGCTGGTTGAACAGCTTGACAATAAGCTCCGATTGATTGATTTGGCGATCTCCATTGCCTATGAGGCAAAGATCACATTTGATACGGTCTTCTTTGCCACTCGGATTTGGGAGACCATTTGCTGTGACTATCTTGCAAAGCAATACATTGTTCCTCCTTTAAAGACCAAGTATGCCAAGGATGAGCAGTTTGTCGGTGCATATGTCAAAGAAGTTACACCGGGACTCTACAAGAATATTGTAAGTTTTGATGCAACCAGTCTGTATCCATCAATCATCATGTCATGGAATATTTCTCCTGAAACTTGCATTCACAAGGATTCATCACTGAATGCTGATGATTTCCTTCGCAGCAAGCGTAAGGAGATTCCAAATATTATTGAAGATGCTGAAAGCCAGGATGCATGTGTTACCTGCAATGGTTCTTTCTTCACTCGTAAAGTCAAGGGCTTTATTCCAATCCTGATTGAGACCACTTTCAATCAGCGTAAGGAAGCCAAAAACAAGATGATGGAACTGAAGAAGGAATATGAGGAGACCAAGAACAAAGATCTTCTTCCACGTATCTCTGCTCTAGATATTCGTCAGACCGTAAAGAAGATTTTGGCAAACAGCCTGTATGGTTGCCTTGGTAATCCTGCATTTACATATTCATCTCCTGAACTGGCTACTGCTGTTACCGTGACCGGACAGGTCATTATTCGTACTGCTGAAAATTCCATGAATGACTATATCAACAAGGTCATGAAGAACGAAGAATCCAAAGATTATGTTATTGCAGTCGATACTGATTCGGTTTATTTAAATCTTGATGAAGTTATCACAAAGGTTTCAAGCAAGACTCCGATTGAAGATATCACTTCTTTCGTAGATGACATTTGTGAAAACAATATTCAGAAGCAACTAAACAAGGTCATGAAAGATTTGACATGGATGCTTGGTTGTACTAATAACAAGATCTCCTTCAAACGTGAAGCCATTGCCTCTGCAGGAATGTTTATTGCCAAGAAGCGGTATGCATTGCTTGTGCACGACAATGAAGGAATTAGATATGCTGAACCTCAATTGAAGATCATGGGACTGGAGACTGCACGGAGCAGCACTCCTGCAGTCGTCCGCGATAAGTTGAAAGACTGCATCATGATTATCCTGACCAAGACCCCCGAGGAGTTACGCGACTTTGTGAATATATTCTCTGATGAATTTATGAAGATGCCTATAGAAGATGTCGCGGCTCCTCGGGGTGTCAAGGGTATCAGTAAGTATACTGATTCCTCTGACATCTATAAGTCTGGTACTCCCATTGCCACTAAGGCTGCATTGTTACACAATGCATACACCAAGAAGATAAAGCTTGACAAAGAACTGCCACCCATCAAGGAAAACGACAAGATCAAGTTTGTATTTGTTCGTGTTCCAAATCCATACGGCATGGGTGGCAGAGATGCCGTGATGGGATTCATTGGCAAGCCTCCTCCACAATTTAATCTTGAAAAATATATTGACCGAAAGAAGCAATTTGAAAAAACTTTTGGTGAGCCTTTAGACAATATTTTACAAGCCATTAAGTGGTCGATAAATGAACAAGTCACACTTGAATCCTTCTTTGGTTGAGGTATAATACAAATATGGGTGAAATTAAATATACACAAAGTCCGCAATTGACTAAACAAGATATTGATTTTGATGAACTTCTTACAGACATCAGAAAAGACATGAAGAGACCTAGATATCAGTCAAAGCATACTCATGTAGATTTTGAAGTCTTCAAACTAAAAGATGCAATAATTAAACAGTTGCAAGAAGAAGTTAAAAATTTGAAAGAAGAAATCGAAGATCTCAAGACTGATCTAAAGTCTATGATTGAAATGGAAAGTTAAAAAATGGTAAAGAAATTTAAATCTAGATACGGTGATGAACGAATTCTCACACTTCTTGAAGACGGATCTTACAAGGTCGAAGGTCGGACTCTGTATACTCGCCATGGTGATGGGCTATTTGATTTTGAAGGTGGCCCATGTTATATGGTTGGTGACAGGCTTCTTGACGTTGATGATGAAGTAATCATTGAATCTTTACAAGTTGATCCGAGCGTAGACAAAGAAGACTACGCTGCTGTTATTATTAATACAAGAAAGGCCAAGCGTGGCAAGTCCAAAATCTAAAAAGAATAAGATGCCCAAGTTGCTCAGATATCGTCGTCTATATGATGTTCTCACGGAATCCGAAACAGATTTCAAGAGCCGCATCACCGGGATGCCCGTATATCTTTTATTGAGTGAACATAGGTTGATTAGTGAGCAATATGGTGTAGAATCATTCAAGGCAAATGATCATTTAACCGACAGAATATCTCTCATTTATGATAGACTATCTCTTGTTCAAAAAGAAATCATGCAGACCTTTCATAACATGAATGATCAGTTGATGATATCCGATTATTATGCTGATCAAGCATACACAAAGAAAGAAAAGGAAAAGAATGTCGAAGTATCTACAAAATCTACTAAGTAAAATTAATAATCCCGATGCATCAATTGTTGCCGATGGTATTGACGGTGCAGATGTAACTGGTTTCATTGACACGGGCTCGTATGTATTGAATGCCCTGCTGTCTGGCTCTATATATGGTGGGCTTCCCAACAACAAGATTTCTTGTCTTGCTGGAGATCCTGCAACAGGAAAGACTTTTTATGCAATTGGAATGGCTACTCAGTTCCTTAAAGACCACAAAGACGGGCTTGTCATGTACTTTGATACAGAGCAAGCAGTCACTTCAGACATGTTTGAATCCAGAGGGATTGATACCAAGAGAATTGCGGTCATTCCTGTTGCAACAATCGAAGAATTCAGGACACAGGCTCTCCAGATCGTCAATGAAATTAATGAGACACCTGAAGAGGAACGCAAGCCAATCTTTATGGTTCTTGATTCTCTGGGAATGTTATCGACAAAAAAGGAAATGAGCGACACTGCTGAAGGCAAGGATGTTCGTGACATGACCAAGGCTCAGGTCACCAAGGGTGCTTTCCGTGTTCTTACAATTAAGCTTGGTAAGGCCAAGATTCCTCTTCTTCTTACCAACCACACTTACCAAGTAATTGGTTCTTATGTTCCTACCAAGGATCTAAGTGGTGGTGTTGGTCTAAAGTATGCAGCCAGTAACATCATCATGCTTTCCAAGAGCAAGGACAAGACGGATGAAGGCGTAGTTGGAAACTTTATCAAGTGCACCAATTACAAGAATCGTTTTGTCAAGGAGAACATGCACGTTGAGACTCGCTTGAACTATACTTCAGGTCTTAGCCGATATTATGGCTTGACTGAGTTTGCAATCAAGTATGGTATCTTCAAGAAGGTATCTACCCGTGTAGAACTTCCAGATGGCAGTAAGGTATTTGAAAAGAACATTGATGATGAACCAGAGAAGTACTTCACCAAGGATATCCTAGATAAGTTGGACGCACAGATTCAAAAGGAATTCAAGTATGGACAAGGCTCCGAAGTATAAATTTTTACCAGATGATTCAAAGGACATTTCACAGACATGTCCTATTATAATCACTGAAGGAAAGTTTGAAGGAATTGTTTACCGTTATGGTAAGATTTCATTTAATGAAACTGAAACAGGTGATTTAAATGTCACCATGGATATTGAAATGATTACGTCTCCCGATAATTTTAATCAGCAAGATAAAGATTTTACAGATTACGTTGGTGAAATATTTGTTGATATTGTTGAGAACCAAGCTGAAGTTGATATGACCAAAGATCTTGAAGCAGATGTTCACGAAGATCCTCTGGACAACGCCTAAAATAGTGATATACTAAAAACATGGAAACAGTTATTCTAAAGAACTTGGTCCTCAATGAGGACTATGCTCGCAAAGTTGTCCCGTTCCTTCAGGATGAATACTTTCACGACAAGGCTGAGAAAACGGTCTTCAATATAGTAAGTAAATTCATTCTTAAGTACAACAACATTCCAACCAAGGATGCTATTCTTATCTCTCTGGGAGATGAGAAGGGTCTTGGAGAAATGGAATTCAAGAAGTGCTCGTCTATTGCAGATGAAATGTACAAGGAAGGTGAGAAGTCAGACACTAACTGGCTTGTGGAAAACACCGAAAAGTTCTGCAAAGAAAAGGCCATCTACAATGGTATCATGGCCTCTATTGGTATCATCGAAGGTAAAGATAAGGAGCAAACCCAAAATGCAATTCCCGAGATTATGTCTAAAGCCCTTTCTGTATCTTTTGATACAAGAGTTGGGCATGATTTCCTTGAAGATGTGGATGAGCGTTATGAATATTATCACCGAGTCGAAGAGAGGACTCCATTCGATCTGGAAATGTTTAATGTCATTACCAGAGGTGGTGTACGCAAGAAGACGCTGAACGTTGTCATGGCCGCATCTGGTGTTGGTAAAAGTGCATTCCTCTGCCATCACGCAGCAGCCTGTCTATCTCAAAACATGAATGTTCTGTACATCACGCTTGAGATGGCCGAAGAGGAAATTGCCAAGCGCATTGATGCCAATCTTTTAGATACAGATATGCATGTCCTTGAGCAGATGCCTCTCAAGCAGTACGAGAGCAAGGTTGACAATCTTAAGCGAACTTGCCGTGGTAAACTGATCATTAAGGAATATCCCACTGCTGCTGCAAACGTCACTCACTTCAGAGTTCTCATGGAAGAACTGAAAATCAAAAAGAAGTTTGTGCCGGATGTTATTTTTGTAGATTATCTGAACATCTGTTCCTGTGCTCGCTTCAAGATGGGCAACGGCATGAATAGTTACACTTACGTCAAGGGCATTGCAGAAGAACTTCGTGGTATCGCCAAGCAGTTTAATGTTCCTCTGTGGACGGCTACTCAGGTCAACCGCGAAGGTGCGAAGAGCAGCGACATGGAGATGACAGATACCTCTGAAAGCTTTGGTCTGCCTCAAACTGCAGACTTCTTCTTTGCTCTGATTGAAAATGAAGAACTTGCTGAAGCCGGCCAACTGGTTGTCAAGCAACTAAAGAATCGTGGTAATGATACCACAAAAAATCGTAAGTTTCTTATTGGCGTAAACAAGTCCAAGATGAAATTCTACGATGTTGACAACTCCAGCAATAATCTTGTTGAAGCCAACAACACTGGTGAAGAAGGATTTGGTTCAGGTTCAGACCCAATTGCGTTTGATCCAAAATTTGGTAAGAAGAAGAACAAGGCAGTCAACTGGACTTTTGAAGACGCTGCAAAATGAGCATATATATTGATAAGAAATATGTGAACATGGTTTCTGGAGCCCTTCAGAAGTTCAAGTGGAAGAAAGATAACCTAGCCACATGCAGATGTTTTGCTTGTGGTGACTCAAAGAAAAATAGATCCAAGACAAGGGGATATTTCTTTGAGAACAAAGGAAAATATGTTTACAAATGTCACAATTGCGGTATTGCTTGTAATTTATATTCTGTTCTTGAAAGTGTCAGCCCATCTCTCTGCAAGGAGTATGCGTTCGAAAATTTCAAGGACAAAAATCCAGAGCCGATTGAACGAGAGGAAACAGTTGTGCGTCAACCTATGTTCACGAATCTCGGAACCCGGCTTGACTTGCTCGACCCAACTCATAAGGCAGTAAAGTATGTTAAATCTAGAGAAATTCCTGAAGAAAAGTATTGCAATTTTTATTACTGCTCTGATTTCAGTAGGATCATGGCGGATTTTGACCGTGAAGGGACCAAGGAAGACAGACTCGTCATACCGTTCTATGACGAGGATGGGTCACTACTTGGCGTACAGGGGAGATCCTTTGAAGAAAAGAGGGATTCAATACGCTACATCACCCTCAAGAAAGACGGCGAAGAACGGCTTTGGTACAACCTAGATAAAGTAGACCCTCGGGAAACTGTATATGTTACTGAAGGTCCGATTGACTCCATGTTCATTCCAAATGGAGTGGCAATGCAAGGTGCTGGCTGGCTTGATACTATGCCTGCAAAAATTGCAAAGTCAAAGATTGTGTTTGTGTTTGACAACGAGCCTAGAAACTTTGAGATTGTCAACCTGATTGGTAGATATATTGATGCCGGACGAAATGTAGTAATCTGGCCCGATGAAATAGAAAAGAAAGATGTCAATGACATGGTAAAGGTCTATGGAACCAATTTGACCATGAAGTTGATTATCAATAATGTTTATTCTGGACTTAAAGCCAAAATGAAGTATACTTACTGGAAGAAGGTTTAAAATGGATGATAATGAAGACATGACAGAAGAAGATATCTTAAAGGCCAGTGAAGCCTATCTTACTTTTGTGCAGCGATTCGGTGAATACGTAAAAGAGATGGACCCAGGTTTGTGGTCCCGAGCACGAGAATACGCTGCGGACTTTACAAAGATTGATGGTGTGAGAGTTGAACTTGTAGACGAGGATGAAGATGACAGAGATTCAGAACATAAAAATGGAGCAGACTAAGTACTTTGTCCTAGATCACGGACACGTTGATCTAGTGGACTATATGGGCTCCGATCTTAGTGTGGTTAATGCAGCAAGAGTTTCTTTCAATAAAGAAAGTTATTGGGAGAGCGATCCTAATTGGACAGGATTTAATAAAAAAGAACTGTCTGAGAGAGATACAAAACTTATTCGATATCTTGCAAAGCACAATCACTTCACTCCATTCTGTCATGCACAAATTAGTTTGCGCATCAAGTGCCCAATCTTTGTTCGTGCACAACTTGGCAAGCATCAGATTGGTCTTGTGATGAATGAAGTCAGTCGTAGGTACGTTACCTATGAGCCTGAGATCTATACTCCACTGTGGAGAAGTTCTCCTACTGATGGAGCAAAGCAAGGCAGCAGTGGTCCAATCGAAGATATGGATACATGCATCAAACTTCGTCAGGAGTATGATGGTGTTGCAAAGGAATGTTTGGATCTTTACAATAAACTTTTGGCTGATGGTGTTGCTCCTGAACAGGCGCGTTCAATATTGCCACAAGGAACTTATACGGAATTTGTGTGGACTGGTTCTCTCTATGCATTTGCCCGCGTTTATAACTTGAGAATCGATGCACATGCTCAATGGGAAATTCAGGAATATGCAAAAGCAATTGACAAATTAATTGCTCCTCTTTTCCCGGTTTCGTGGCAGACTTTAACGTCTAGATAATCTATATGTCTATTATTTTTACAGGCGGTAGTGGGTTTTTAGGTAAAACATTTAAAGACTACAATTTTACTGCAAATTATTTGAGTTCGAAAGATATTGATCTTAAAGATCAAAAATCTACATTTGAATATTTATTTGCAAAAAAACCAAATTGTATAATTCATGCAGCAAATAAAGTTGGTGGTATTCTAAAAAATAGCCAATGTATGTATGAATTTTATCATGATAATCTATTAATGAATACAAATGTAATTGATTATTGTGTAAAAACGAATACAAAATTAGTTTTAATGAGTAGTACTTGTGTTTATCCTAAAAATGCAAGCAGCTATCCAATGACAGAAAATATGCTTCATGATGGATTGGCAGAAGAAACAAATTTAGGATATGCTTTTTCTAAAAGAGCCGCAGATATTCAACTATGGTCTGCCAATAAACAATATGGATATAGCAACTATACTATATTTTATTTGAGCAATCTTTATGGAAAGCATGATCATTATTTTTCTAAAGATTCTCATTTTGTTTCATCATTTATAAGTAAAATACTTTCTTCAGAAAATAATACAATTGAAATGTATGGAACTGGTGCGCCATTAAGACAATTTACATATTCAGATGATATTGTAAAAATAACAAAATATTTTATTGAAAATAATATATTGGGATCATTTAATATTTCAACTCCAGAAAATTTGTCTATTCGCAATATGGCAGAAATTATTTTGAATAAATTTAATATTAAAAAAGAATTGTTATTTAATGGTACACTTGATGGAGTTTTTAGAAAAGACGTTTCATCTGAAAAATTATTGGCTACAATGCCAGATTTTCAGTTTACAAAATTCAGTGACGGTATAGAAAAATTAGCAAAGGATATTACATGTTTTGGAATTTGATGCCCAAAGAAAATATAAGTGAATATGAACGTAAAGAGTTGTCCAATTTTATTCTTAATACTGACAAATATACCCAAGGCCATTATGTAAAACAATTTGAACAGGATTGGTCTGCGTGGCAAGGTTGCAAGTATTCTGTATTTGTAAATTCAGGTTCTTCTGCTAATTTGATGTTAGTAAAATCGTTATACGATTTATATGGACCCGGTGGTATGATTTGCCAAGCATGTACTTGGCCAACAAATATCAATCCAGCAATGCAATTAAAGGAAAGTACTTTTTTACAACTTTGTGACAATAATTTAAACAACTTTGGTTTTGATATTGAACAGTTAAAAAATTATATTGTTTCTTTAAAGCCTGACTATTTGTTTTTAACTCATATTCTTGGATTTAATGGTGCTACCGATGAACTTATTTCTCTATGCCAAGAAAACAATATCAAAATTATAGAAGATTGCTGTGAATCTCATGGTGCAATGTTTAATGGTAATAAAGTAGGAAATATTGGTTTGGCCGGAACTTTCTCGTTCTATTATGGCCATCATATAACGACTATTGAAGGTGGTATCATTTCAACAAATAATGAAGAATTGTATCATCAACTACTTTTGAATCGGTCTCATGGATTTTTAAGAGAACATCCAAATAAAGAAACAATAGAAACTTCATGTGACCGTAGATTTACATTTTTGACAGATGGATTTAATTTTAGAAATACAGAAATAAATGCATATCTTGGTATAATGCAATTAAAAAAATTAGATAATAATATAAAAGTTAGAAATAACAATTATAACTATTATATTTCAAAGTTGGACTCATCAAAATACGAGACTAATTTTAATTCAAATGGAATAAGTTCATTTGCAATGCCCATTATATCAAAAAAGAATAATACTAAAGACTTGTCATCTAAATTAACTGATGCAGGTATAGAAAATAGACCATTTATTGCTGGAAATCTATTTAAACAACCATATATGAAAAAAGTAAATATGTACAATAGTTTTCCAAATGCAGACTATCTGCATAATAATGGATTATATGTTGGCAATAATCAATTTGTAGAGTATACTATGATTGATAAATTGTTATATATTCTTAATAATGAATAAAAGTAAAAAATTAAAATATTTGGTAATATATGATTTTTATAGAAAACCATATTTTATAACAGTTTACAATAAAAAAGAATTAAAATATGTTAAAAGTATTTTAAAAGACGGAGAAGTATACAAAATTTTAAATACCGCACCATTTATAGGATGGTGAATTAATATAAATAAGAAACCCTCACTTAGGATTTAACTATGGCCGAAATTTTATCACCATTTCAATCGTTTATTTTCATCTCTCGCTACTCTCGCTGGCTCAACGACCAAAATCGTCGTGAGACTTGGGATGAATGTGTAGACCGTTGGTGGAAGTATT